CATGACGAGCAGATCTTTCGCAATACCATGGCCTTCAGAAACAACACGATCGTCGTGCTCAATAGCGGTATGGGCGATCACATCGTCTTCTCGCATGTGCTGCCTTACATTAAAGATCCGATCGTCTTTGGTTGCTATCCTGAGATCGTGCCGTCAAAATCGATCGCTGAAGCCCAAAGTCTTTTTGGCGACATTGAGATGTTTAACATTTACGGCAAGATGCACCATTGGAAATGGCAGTCAAGCCTTGAAGACGCCTATCGGAAGATGTACTTATGATTCTGATCGCGCCATTTGCCAAGCAATTACGCAACGGCAAAGAGAATCCCAAGAACTATCCCTTTTGGGATGAGTTGATTCGTCTGATTGATCAACCCATTATTCAGGTCGGGGTTGAAGGCGAAAAGCAGCTAGTAGCGGACTTTCGCAAGAATCTTCCCATCGTTGAAGTGCGTAAACTCATTCAGCAGTGTGAGACTTGGATCTCTTGCGATTCATTCCTGCAGCATCTTGGATGGGATGAGGGCAAACAAGGTATTGTTTTGTGGTCAGTTTCTGATCCGCTAATCTTCGGGCATCCTGAAAACATCAATCTGCTTAAAGACCGCTCCTGCCTGGTGCCCAATCAGTTTTTATGGTGGGAGCACACCGAGCATGATTCCAGCAAATTTGTGCCTCCCCAAGACGTACTGAAGGCCTTAAAATCATTGAACCAAGAATTGGTATTAGGGTGACATCATGGCCGCACCGAATTACACACCAATCCAGCTTTATCGGACTAACACCGCCTCCACAACAGCACCTGCTGCAGGCAACTTAAATGCAGGCGAGCTTGCTATCAATTACCACGACAGTGGGATGGCACTCTATGCGAAGAACTCTTCAGGCGCCGTTAAAAAGCTCATCAACAACCCTGCAGGCCTGACTTATCCGGCTGCTGACGGCTCGGCATATCAAGCCGTTCAAACAGATGGCTCTGGAACCCTATCATTTGCGCCATCGGCATCATCGGTTTTAACGGCTCAAGGCGATTTGCTTTATGCCTCTGGGGCTAACACCTTAGCCAGGCTTGCCAAGAGCACTACAGCCACACGCTACCTCTCTAATACGGGTACCAATAACAATCCTGCCTGGGCGCAAATTGATTTAACGAACGGCGTTACAGGCACTTTGCCTTATGGTAGCGGAGGCACAGGTGTTAGTGCCGCTGCAACCGATGGTCAGCTACTAATCGGTAACGGCTCAGGCTTTACCCTGGCCAATATCACGGTTAGCCCACCGCTAAGCATTTCCAATACGGCAGGAGGCATTGCACTTACTGCTTCAGGTCTTGGCACTGGCGACGTAATCGGGCCAACAAGTGCAACAGATCGTGCGATCGCTATTTACGACGGTACGGGCGGCAAGATCATTCAGAATTCAACCGCTACAGTGACCTCGGCGGGTTTTTTAACAGCCAATGGGCTGACGTTTCCCGCAGTTCAAGTTTCTTCGGCAGATGCAAATACGCTTGATGATTATGAAGAAGGAACGTGGACGCCAAGTTTTATAAGTATTGATATTCTTAATGGCGACATAACTCCGACGTATGTCACATTAACGACAAAAGGCTCTTATCGAAAAGTTGGTTCGGTGGTTTTTGTATTATTTAGAATCTCTCTATCTGCGTTATCAGTGACCGGATCAACTTCAAATGAACTTTATATTGAAGGGCTTCCATACGCACCAAACACATCAAATCCGGTATTTTCTCCACAGATGGCATATGGCTTTGCTAATAATTTTTCAACAAATGCACCATCGTTTGGATATTTCAGCACTATTAATTGGACTCAAGTAACTGGGTCAGTCTCTGTAAATTACAAAACCGCTCCAAATGCTTTGACATCCGGACTAATAACTGGGGCCAACCTTACCTCTTCGATACTGCTAGTTGGCAGTGGGTTTTATTTCTCTGCAACGTGAGGTTTTTATGATTAACAAAGAAGTGGTTATTGACAAGATTGAAGTCATTGAAAACGGTGGCGTGTTAATCCGTGAGGTGACACGCATCGTAGAAGATGGCAATGAAATCTCACGCTCTTATCATCGGTCGTCATTGGCTCCCGGCGTTGATATTTCCAATCAAGATCCTCGCGTTCAGGCTATCTGCAATGCAGTATGGACGCCTGAAGTGATTGCTGCATTTAATGCCCAGCGCCAGGCCGCCTAATGAATTATGGACTCCATTGAGACGAGGCATGCCGTGCTAGAAGCCAGGATGAGCGCTCATGAGAAGGAATGCGCCAACCGTTATCAAGCGATAACCGATCAGCTTAACAACGGCGATAAGCGCATGACTAAGATTGAGTATTGGATCATTGCGGTATTTGCTGCAGTGCTTCTCGGTCCTGGCGCTGCGGCTGAATTTGTTAAAAAACTATTGGGTATCTGATGGACGACAAAACTCACGAGCTAGCGGTCCTTAAAGCCCAGGCCAGAATTAGGCTTGATGAGCTTAAAGCACAAGACTCGGCCAAAGAAGTAGCAGGTAAAGCCATTGGCGAAGATGGCCTGCTGTATATCTTCCTAATCGTACTCGTAGGTGTTGGCGCATCCCTTTTCTTGGAAGGCGAAAAAATTGCTGCTGTTATGGGTCTTTTGGGTGCTTCACTTACTGCACTTATACAGATGCTAAACGGCATTGCAGGCACAGCAGCGAAACAAGAAAAGCCCGAGTTTGATGTCATCAAGGATCTTATCCACCGCCTAGACAAGCTAGACCGAGTCGAGCAACCCATGCAGGTTGACGTTGAAGGCTCCAAGGTCACGGTCAAGAAAGGTGCCGATCAAATTACCGCAAAGGGGTAAGCATGTTTGAGTTACTTGGCGGCGGCTTAATGGGTTCTATCTTCGGCGGCTTATTCAGGCTTGCTCCCGAAGTGCTTAAGTTTCTTGATAAGAAGAACGAACGCCAGCATGAATTGAGTATGTTCCAACTCCAGACCGACCTCGAGAAAATGAGGGGCGAGTTCAAAATGGAGGAGAAGTATGTCGATTACTCAATACAGCAAATGGATACGATCAAGGAGGCATTTAAGGAGCAGGCTGCAACCGCAAAAGAGGCTGGGTGGCTCGCTTCTTTTATCACTGCTGTTACCCGCCCCGGTCTTACTTGGATTGCTTTTGGTGTTTATGTGGCCGTCAAGGCTGCTGGGCTAACGATTGCCTTTCAGAGTAACGCTAACTGGGCTGAGGTCTTAACCAAGAGTTATGACGAGGATGACTTCGCCATGCTCAACATGATGCTGACGTTCTGGTTTGTAGGACGATCAATTGAGAAGTACAACAAGTCGTGAACGAGGCCAAGAAGCTTTGCAAGGATGTACTGATAAAGCCCTTTGAAGGGCTTGCAAAACGCTTGCCTGATGGCCGTGTAACGGCTTATCCCGATCCTGGCACTCGTGGGCATCCTTGGACCATAGGATGGGGCGCTACCGGACCAGAAATTAACCCTGGGACTATCTGGACTCTGGAGCAGTGTGAGGACGCCCTAGACCACCACGTTGAGTATTTTGTGCGCGGGTTATTAAAGATGTCGCCAAACCTATCAAAAGCGCTCCCAAGACGTATGGCCGCGGTTACTTCCTGGGCTTACAACTGTGGCCTTGGCAATTACCGTGTATCGACCTTCAAAAAGCGTATTGATGCCGGCGATTGGGATGGCGCTGCCGATCAGTGCCTGCTATGGAACAAGGCCGCTGGCCGCGTGCTACCAGGACTTACTCGAAGGAGGGCGGCAGAGGCCGCGTTAATGCGATGAGTTCAGCAACCAAGTCAGATCCGGCCAAATGGAAACGTATTGTCGCCTCAGTCAAAGCCTCCGATAAAGGTGGCTCACCAGGCCAGTGGAGCGCCCGCAAGGCACAGTTAGCTACCCAGAAGTACAAAGCCTCTGGCGGGGGTTACAAAGGTCCTAAAAAAGCGGATAATTCGCTCTCAAAGTGGACGAAGGAAGACTGGGGAACGAAGTCGGGAAAGCCGTCCACGCAAGGTCCAAAAGCAACCGGCGAGCGGTATTTGCCGAAAGCGGCACGAGAGAAGCTCACACCTTCTGAATACGCGGCAACCACGCGAGCCAAGCGTGAAGGAATAAGGCAGGGCAAGCAGTTTGTTCCGCAGCCTGAATCGATCAAGAAGAAGGTGTGGTAATGACAGTCGCTTATGCAATGACGTATGACAGCCTCGTGCTGGATATTCAGCAGTACCTTGAACGGACTGATGATGCCACGCTCGAGCGCATCCCTACCTTTATCGGCTTGGCAGAGCAAGTCATCGCAAGCCAGATTAAATTCCTAGGCAACCTCACTGTAGGCAATGCCACTATGACAGCGGCCAATCCTGTCATTGATAAACCGGCTCGTTGGCACAAAACGGTTTCTATGAATATCACGGTGGCCGGCAAGCGCTATCCTGTCCTGCTACGAAAGTATGAGTACCTGCGGGAATACTGGCCAGACCCCACACAAACAGGCGTGCCTAAGTTTTACTGCGATTACGATTACACGCACTGGTTCGTAGCACCTACGCCTACGCTGGCTTATAACTTTGAGGTGCTCTACTACGAGCGCGTGCAGCCGCTGAGTTCTGCAAACCAAACGAACTGGTTTACGGTCTACGCACCGCAGGCACTGCTTTATGGCTCCTTGCTGCAAGCCATGCCTTTCCTGAAGAACGACGAGCGCCTACCGATGTGGCAGGCTCAATACGACGCCATCATCCAAACCCTCATGGCCGAAGACAAGCTGCGTATCGCTGATCGTCAGGCCATTGCCGCGGATAGTTAATCATGAGCTACACAAGCCCCTTTACTGGCGACGTTGTTCAGCCAACCGACGTTTCTTATGAGCAGATCGCCCTAACATCAACGACGGGCACCATACAGCTTGTCTGGCCTATCAATGGCAATCTGAGCACAGAAACCCCTGCCGCTCGGATCATGGACGTTTCCACGACGAGCACAAGCTACGAATTGTGGATGCCACCTGCCAATCAGGTATCCGTAGGCCAAGACGCGCTTATCAGAAATACTGGCGCTCAGACACTCACTGTTAAGACCTACGATGGCAACAGCACGATCATCACGGTCGCCTCAGGTGTTGCCAAATATATCTATCTGACTGATAACAGCACTACCTATGGCACTTGGGCGAATGTGCAGTTTGGCGCTGGCACTTCATCTGCCGATGCAGCAACACTTGCCGGCGCTGGTCTGCTTGCTGTTGGCTCGACACTCAACCAAAGCCATCCGGTAGCTTCAATTATTGCCAATCAGACGTTTGTTGATGGCGATCGCGCTCAGACCTACATCTGGACAGGCGGCACGGCAACCACCACGCTACCCTTGGCCACCACAGTAGGCAATAACTGGTTCTTCCTCGTTAAAAACAGTGGCTCGGGCACGCTTACAGTTAGCGGCAACTCAGGCGAATTGATTGATGGCGCATCAACGAAAGACTTCAATCCTAACGAGTCAGCCTTTATTGTTTGCACGGGAACGGCGTTTGTCACCGTAGGCTTTGGCGTTAGCACTGACTTTTCATTCTCAGCGCTTACTAAGACGGTCACAACAGGAACCTACACGCTTACAGCGAATGAGGCTTCCAATACCATCCAGATCTACAACGGCACCTTAACGGGTAATGTCACGATCATCGTGCCGCCGATTGTGAGTCTGTACGTCATCAGTAATCAGTGCTCGGCAGGCGTCTTCACCTTAACCGTCTCTACAGGCATTGCTGGAGGTGCTACAGCCACCGTGCCAGCCTCAGGACAAGCCACGCTTATCTGTGATGGCACTAACCTCTTAAACGCCAATACAGCGATTGCTGGCGGTACGGCCATCAGTCTTGTAAACGGCACGGCAGCAAGCCCCTCGCTTAACTTTGCAAGCGAAACCAACACAGGTATTTACCGACCAGGCTCTAGCCGATTAGGTATTTCAGTGGGCGGCTCGCTGATTGCTGAC